TGAGTATACTCCGGGCAGTCTTTCTTCTTTGAAGTCCCCTCACTATGAAGTTGATGTCTATGATTCTGAGTCTGAAGCTTGGTTGTCGAGCTTTGTGTTTCAAGCTTCGGGTGTAGGGTGCCCAAGACAATTAACAGACGCTGTTAAGCCTGGAGGAATCTATGAAAGCCTTAGTGGCTACTGGTGTCCTGATGGCTCCCACCCTACTATGAACTTTACAACTTTTGGGTTGAGTGGTTTAGCAAAAGTTAGAATACGTGCATTAGACGGTGGGTTCCCTGCTAGCACATCTCTTTATGTATTCCCTAAGAGAAGTAATAAGACTAGGTCTTTCACACACAACCCCACTGATGATACTTTCGAAGGGGAGGTTTACATTGGGGATAAGTTATGGCTGGAGTTTACCAATGATAATTTAGCTCCTAGTACGCCTTTGTTCTTGTTTGGAGATCCGTTCAAACCTCCTATCCCTGCTGGTCTTCAAACGTATGCCGGTGAGAATAGGTTAAATCATTTAGATCTCGATCCCGCCACAGGCCAGACAGTTCCTAATTTAACTTCAAACCCTATCAATGCATGGGAGACAATTAACTGGGCTTCACAAGGGAACCCTACGATATTTAGCAGCTTACAACCGGGGACATACTTCGGCCCAGGCATTCACTACGTAAGTGCCGGTCTTCCAATCTCATCTAATTCTACCTATTACATAGATGCAAATGCATACATTATTGGAGGATTTGACTGCGCCAGTGCCCACAATAGTAAGGTTATTGGGAGGGGTGTTTTCTCTCAAGGTGAACTTTATCCTAGAAATTTCTTATATAATTCAGACACTAATTATGGTGTAAAGTCTTTATTCGAAGAAGCTCCTAGTTTCTACGGGTGTTTAGGTGCGTCATGGTCTTCCATGAATGAATATTCTCAGGCGTATAGGAATAATGTTGGACTGCCAAACATGACTTTAGAGGGGATTACTATAACTAATTGGGGTTTCTTTGCAATGGGTAGGAACTTAGTCAGTAATGTAAATCACTGCAAGGCTCTTATACCTTGGACGTTTAATGCTGATGGGTTTAAGGCGGGAAGCTCAAAAACTGGGGACAGGATCAGTATTAAAAACACAGTTCAGGTTTGTGGGGATGACCAAATAAATCCTTTTGGCAGTAATTGGAATAATGAAGTTTTATTTAGAAATAATATGTTAGGGTGTATGAGGACGACGCCCTTCTTCTCATTCACTAATAGCGCCAGTAGTTTATTTTTCAGTGTCGTTAAAGACATTGATGTTTTATGTTACAACGCCCCTGATACTAAACCTAACCCAGCAACTAACACGTTTGGTCGGCAAGGATTATTCACATTCTACAGTTCCGAGAATCCTAACGATTCTTTTGTGAGGGGTAACGTAAATGCTCTATTTACTGATATTGATATACGAGGGGGTCAAGGCCATCCTGTATATCACAGTATCTTTAGAGTTGGCAATATGTTAAGACCTGGAGGTCCAGCAGCAACCCAAATACCCCCAGGAGGGTTCCATAAAGATTTATATTTTACAAATATCAACATATCGCCTAGTGCTAACGAAGCTTCATCAATCGTGATGTCCTCTTGTATTATTGGATTATCTGCCACAGGATTAGCTACTCAGCCTGCGGGCCAGCCAACAAACAGACCTGAGAGCATGATCTTCACAAATATGAAAATTAACCAAAGCCCAGCTACATTCCTAACTAATGATAACGTTGACGATTGGGTAGCTTGGTATGAACCTCTTAGTGGTACAACTAGTGTAACAGATCCAGATTCAGTAGATGGTTCTAGTGCAGGCATAGTATTCAAGACAACTTAAAATGGCTATCTCAAGTAATGTAACAAGGTATGGAACAGTAGCTCCCTCTGTAATTCAAAAAGCTACAGTCCTAAAAGATCCAAGATTGCAAGGGCTTAACTATCCAATCCCAATTAATCCTAAGAACGGATACTTTAGCAAATCCACTAATCTAGATTTAGTTAAATCAAATCTTTCTTCTTTGATAAGAACTGAAAGAGGTGAAAGATTTATGAGGCCAGATTATGGGTGCAATCTTAGAAAGTTTTTAATGGAGCCTTTGGATGAGGTTACTTTTTCTTTGATAAAAGAGGAAGTCGTAACGTCAATACGTAGATACCTTAGCACAGTTTCAGTCGGAAAGATTCAAGTCTTTGAAACTAGAAGTGGTCAATTGAAGGTTAATCTTTACTGTTCTGTTAGAGATGCTATTTCCAGTGCTTTCAATATCGGAGTTAGAGTATAATGGTAGTTTTTTCAGGAACAGTTGATTCGGACTTTTTAAAGTTATTACCCTCAGAGCTTGATAATAAGCAAAAGCTTATTGATTACAGCGCCTCCGACTTTGAAACACTACGTCAAACATTAATTAAATATGTAAGAGCTAACTTCCCTTTAGACTACAACAACTTTGAAAGCTCAGACTTTGGTGTTCTTCTGTTAGAGATGATGGCGGCAGTCGGACACATCCAATCTAACAAATCTGATTACCTTGCTAATGAAAACTACATAGGAACAGCCAGGAGTCGTGATAGTGTTAAGAGGTTATTAGAGGTTATTGGCGTCAGGTTAAAGGGTCCTATATCTGCTGCTGCTAATGCTTCAATCACTTATACAACTAATACTGAAGCAAGTCCTTCTTCTTTAGCCGTTTCCGCGTCTAATCGAGTGATTACCGTTACTTCTCCTGAAGATGGTGGCACGTTGACCTATACATTGTATAAAGTTAACAACAACGGAACTGTAGACCTTACTGATGCAAGCGAAAACTTAGATTTTAGTGTTAGCTCTTCAGGAGGGACGGTTACTGTCACAGACGCTGTGCTACTTGAAGGTGCTTTAGTTGTTGAAACAGGAACATTCGCATCACCAGAATCAATAAAAACAATAAATCTTTCACAATTTCCTTATGTTGAAAAGAGTGCTCAGGTATACCTAACAGGAGATTCTACAACTGAAGGGATTTACAAAGAAGAAGATAATATTTATTTTGCATCCGGTCAGGGTGATAAAGTTTTCCAGGTAACTACTGATGAGCAGTTTAAAGCTTCTATTATTTTTGGAGATGATACGATTGGTAGATCCCCCTCAATAGGTGATAACTACGTTGTAACTTATCGTGTTGGTGGTGGTACACGGGGCAACATAGCGGATAGCATTATTAATGCTCAATCTGAAGGTACTTCTCAAGGATCGACTTCTGAGACTGTTACGTTAACTATTGAGAACACCAGTCAGGCAACGGGTGGCCGGGACGCCGAGTCTGTGGCTCAAGCAAAAAGATATGCTCCGTTATACTTTAGAACTCAGAATCGTCTTGTGACCCTGCAAGACTTTAAAGCATTCGCAAACTCTTTTGCTTCCAATTACGGCTCTACTGGTAAAGCTACTGCGACAGTTCGAAGAGCATTCTCATCTGCTAACATAATTGATTTATTTGTGTTAGAGAGAGCCTCTAACAGTCAGCTTAGGAGAGCAACCCAAGAATACAAGAGACAGCTTCTAGAGGCCATGGAGTCGAAGAAGATGTTAACCGATGAGGTTGTAGTCGTAGATGGTCTTATAAGAACTTTAGACTTAGTTGTTACTATAACATTAGATGAGAAGTTTAGAAGGAGTGAAGGTCAGCTTATTCAGTCAGCCCGTAGATCTATTCTAAATTACATGAATATTGATAACACTGATTTCCAAGAGCCTTTTGTACCTCAGGATTTAATTAGAATTTTATTAAGTGACGAAACTAACATCAGATATGCAGAAGTTAGTAATGTTGATAAGCCAATTAAAGTTGGATTTAATGAGATAATTCAATTAAATAACTTAGCCATTCGAACAGAGTACGTATAATGTCCGGTAAGACTTATTTAAGAAATCCTAATTTTTTTAAGAGAAATTACTTTGAAGCCTTAAAGTATATCCTACCGGGATATCTTTACGAGGATGATATTTCTACAACCCCAAAAGAAGACGATCTTATTGATACACTTATCAATACTCATATAGATATTGCCGACAACTTCTCATCTGTTCTAAATGTAAGCGCAGTAGATAGTTCTCCTTTTAGTTCTATCAACACTTTAGAGGGTATAACTCCTTACTTTATAAAACAGAATAATTTAACGAATATCACAACGCAGGGCTTTGAAGATAATATCTTATCTTACTTCGATAGGAAACTCAAAGACTTTGAGGATGTGGCTGAGTTCTCCACCTATGTGCAAGGAACACTTCTTCCTGCTATTAATTTAAACAATCCTGATTCTTCTTTATTTTCTAGTATTGGAGAATCTTCTGCGATTCATAATTATTTAATATCAAATTTATCTTGGATGTATTTCCTTAATACATCAGGATCAACCTATGACCCCTCCTCTTATGTAAAAGATTTAATAGTTGAAAATCTCTACCTAGGAACTCCTGTAAATCTCAGTGACGGTATTAAAGGATTATCTGAGTATGTTTGGAAAAATAATTTAACTTCCTATTATCCTTCTGCTACATTTGCAAGTGGATTACGATCTGATCTTAGCGGAACTCAGCAGTTAGAAAAACTTAAAACATGGAATGATGTAATTTACTCTCCATTGTTTGCGGACAGTTCAGACTTTAGAGTAAGAGATAAGTTTGAAATATACATAGACAGCAATCTTAAATCTTCTAAAAAAGTTGAAAGCGGTCCTTTTGCAAGGCTTATCAGGGCTTTGTCATTCTTTGCGTTTGATGTCAATAACGATACAGAAGAGATATCAACTCTCTATGATATTGATGATTGTCCTGATGATTATCTTCCACTGATAGCTCAGTTGATTGGGTGGGACTTATTCGGAAATGATCCTTCTAAATGGCGGCTTCAACTTAGGAATGCTGTCTCTATTTACAAATCCGTAGGTACTAAAAAATCAGTTCAGAGCACTGTTAATACTGTCTTCCCTAAAGATCAATTCCCTATCGAAGGGAGACTAACTGAGTTGTGGGAATCCTACATTCCCTATTTAATATACTATGCCTTGGCAACAGAGTCGGAATACTTCAAGAGCTTTCAAAGCTGGACTCCAAGTATAGCCTCAGAGATGGGGATCGAAAAGTATTCTACTTCTAGCATGGACGATAATATTCGTCTTGCGGTGGATAAGATTATTTTAGATACAGTCAGGCAATTCCCAGATCAATTCCCACTTACAGAGTGGTTAACCAATGAAGTCCCTGTCTTCAATTACAGGGGGAGAGAGTATCCAATCCCTCCTTTTGAGGAGTATCCTTATTACGTAAATACTGAGTTAGGAGATCCTCAGATCACCTTTATAGCTGATCGCTTGGCTTGCTTTGGAGTCCGTCAGCAATTTGCCATAGACGTTAGCTCTTATATCACTTCTAATGCGATAACAGACGATGACGAACCAAGAACAGGTTCTTGGTTAATTTTTACTTCAGGCTATAACTCTCCTCCAAACTTAGATAATTTAATTAAAAATCTGAATGATAATAGATTCGATTACGCTTCGTTATGGTCCGGCAAGTCGTCTCAC